CAGAACTCCCCAGCCTACAGCTTCCGAAGGCTCCCACCACCCGTATTGATGAGCTCGAAGCGAAGCTACTCGATCTGACGCGCCGCGTGGAGAAGGGTAAGCAAGAGCGGAAGGAGCTGCGGGCTAAGCTCAAGAAAACAAAGAAGAAGACGGCCAAGCGTTTAAAAGACTACCAAGAGCCACTATGGGCCACGCTTGTTGCTTACTTTTGGTGGGCATATAATTTCTGTGTGACGGCTATATTGGAGTCAGACCTGGGCTTATTGGGCATTGAGTGGTATCACAACGCACAGGGGGCTCGTACATTACGCAGATCACTCAAGATGAGTTGGTTCGAAAACGGGGCGCATAGAAAGTCAACCATGGATAAAACTTTGAAGAGGAGGGTACTGGATCTCGTTCCCCCGTACCTGACACACGAAGAGCAAGAGAAATGGAAGAAGAAGGCACCAAGGGTCGCAAAGCGCCTCCTGAACCTGTTTGTGAGTGACCTCACGGAAGCTGCACGTATGCACTTGATAGCCGGCGTCATGCACGCTTGTAAAACTAATGCTCATGATATGGAACCAGTTATAAGGTTGGTGGATGAAATACGACCAGCGATGCGTGAGGCATGCAAAGGGGAAAATGAGAGCACTTGGGACTGGCGGGACGTTAGAGCGGTGGCCACATTCGTGGCGATGACAACAATGGCGTACTATGTGGCTCGTATACCCTACGCATTGGAGGCGATATTAGTGGGTGCGGCACTCATAGCACCGACAACCGTGAAAATCAAGTTGCTAGCAGTACCCATAGTAGTAAGCCTCTCAATCAGTCTCATGCAAATTCACACCACCTTCTTCCTCACAGTGGTGACCCTTGGTGCAGCCTGCTCGAGCAGACCTGGGCTATACATGTTGTTAGGGTGGGTAGTGGCGTTGGTGGTAGGTAGCTGGACAACAGCTGCGTGGTTAGGTTTTGTGGATCTAAGTGCGCACTATAACTTCCTCAAGTGGGTGCAGGACCTCGACAAAATGTCATCCTCCTATAGAGCAGATAAGGACATGGCGTTTAGCATTATGGTAGAAACCTTTGGGGAGGCCTTCGCAACCATTGTCGACGCGCAGTTGGAAGAGGGAACGTTCTCAGCGGCGGCAACCCTGGTGGGCCTGGCTCCACACTGGTTCAACAGTGCGTTTGGTGAGACACTCATATCAACCGTGGCCATAGGAGGAATCCCTTTCGGAGCTATCTTGAATATCTATATGGACGCACTTTCCTGGGGGCTCAATGTCGGATCCATCGCAGTACACCTAGGCACTTGGGGAATAGTGAGACCAGAGAGTGGTCACGAAACATACTCAGGTTTGATAACTAGCATATGCAGGGCCACCATTCTCCACATGGTATACAATTACTTCGTCACGATAAAGAACTACCCAGTGTCGCTGCTGGTGGTGCTATGTTTCCTATACTGCTACCGCAGACAGGGGGAAATACATTCAGTGATCGCGTGGTGCGTGGCCGCGCTGATACCATTGTCTTTGTACGCACAGACACTCCCAGCCATGTGGTACATGACCACTCCCTACTTGATGATCCCATTTATCATCGCTGTCCCAGTGGGCAAGCGCAGCGTAAATGCCTACGACGATCTTGCCAACCCCGATCCCAGGCGAGGGAATGAAGTGTTGTCAGTCTGCTGCGGGGACAGGGAGGTGGCAGTACGCCCGGGAGCGACGTTAGTGCGGCCAGTAGGATCCTGTAGAACAAGCTCTCCAAGCTATATGAACGTCGGGCCGCGTCTCAGCGGGGCCACAGTAGTAGGACACCTAAGTTGCGTGCACAACCTCGTGGCCGCGCTAACTCGGCGTATGGGCGGCGTGGCAAAGTATTATAAAGACGATCCGGAACAGCTCGCCAGTGACGATGACCCAACCAGTCTACGTATAGCTGAGGTTGAGCGTGAGCTTGGTGGGGAATTCGAGAAGGGAAGCAAGGGAGCGCCATTCATGCGGCCCCCGGTCATCAAAATAACTCGCCAAGAATGGTTGGCCAAGTTCACAAACAGCAAAGCTGCCATGCTAGAGGAGCAGACAATGATGTATGGTGATTGCGGCAAAATGACATATGCGTGCTTCACCAAGCTGGAGAAAATGACATATACGGTGGATCAGGCTCTCTCTGACGATCCAACCAATTGGGGCAGAGGCGAGGAGGGCAGAGGCACAGAATCGCCGCACATCGGTGATCCACGCGGGATCAGCGTACCACACGAAAGTGTCAGAACCACGTGGGGGCCCACAGCTGATTTTTACAACAAGGCCATGATGAACCATTACAATGGACAAGTCCTGTATGCTGCCGGCCTTAAGGCAGATGACATGGCGACCTGGTACAACTGGATAATGTCCAACTATGACTGGGGGGTGGCAATCCAAGGTGACGATGTTGTCATGCTGAAAAAGCGAGACGGCCTATGGGTGGTGGAAAGTACCGACGTAAGTAGGTTCGATATGCATATCAGAATGGCCCACTTACACGCGGCCGCACGCAATATGATTCTTCTCGGGCGGCTCTACAACAATGAGAAGGACATGCGCAAAATGGCCCACTTCAGCATCAGACTGGCCAAGAAAAGGGTTTATAAGGTTCACGTCAAGGGCTCTAGCAGTGGGTCGCTGGTGGTGCGAGGCACGCGAGCATCTGGCGACTTCGACACTATATCTTCGAACTCCTTTGTCAGTATTATGGGGGCTCTTTTGGCAGTCACAAGGGGAATATCACTGAGGGAGGCATTCCACATAATAGGGTTTGTCACCACCGGAAGTGAGGCGCTATGGGAGAGCGGCAAATGGGACTTCCTTC